CGTCAGGGTACCTTCTGTTCTTCTAACCTTTGATATTAGGGGCCTATGGCTTATAACCTTACCGTCAACGGACTCCAGCTCTACTCAGGTGGCGGCGGGCAACCGCTGACACCTGTGATTGGAGAATACAGTTTCGTAAGAAACTCTGTGAGTTCCGTGGCGAGAAGGAAAAAGCCTGTTGGTTTGGCTTTGCTAACACCAACGTCCTATTCCAAATCTGTGAAGATTAGGCATAGGGCTATGCAGGTTTCTTCTACAGGTTACCAAGCGCCGTCGACTTATAACACCGCGCCCGAATCTTTTGATAATTCAACTTACCAAGCTGGCCGACCGGCCGTGGTTGGGAAGTTGCTACAGAAGATTAAGGGCGAGGAATGGAATTTGTCGACTTGGCTCGGTGAACTGCCTGAGACTTTGCATTGGTTCAAGAACACGCTAGCAGACGTTGTTGCACTTTATCGATCTTTTAGAAAGATGAATGCACGACAGTTAGCGGCGGTACGAAGGAGACGCCGTAAGGCGTGGGCCAAAAAGGCCTCTCGTTCGTATTTTGGGTCGCCTGCGCATGAGAAAGCGCAAGCAGGCCTTGCTTCTAGATGGCTTGAATTCCGCTATGCTGTCTCCCCTTTGATGTCGGACCTCGATTCGATGCTTAAAGCATTGTATTCGAGTCAGTCGAAACCAATGTGGGAGCGGAAAGTGGCCGGTGCGACTCTAAAGTATTATAGAAAGTCTCTTCGCTACTCCGGTAACCCGGGTGCGACCGAGATTTTTGATCATACGATGGAGCTCCGCATCGGCGCATATTTTCGGGTTAATCCGAATGTGCAAGCGTTCAAGCGTTTAGGGTTGCTGAACCCTTTAGCCACGTTGTGGGAACTACTGCCACTAAGTTTTGTTGTTGATTGGTTAATTCCGATCGGCGACTACATTGGCAGCCTTGATGCGATGGCGGGCGTCCAAGTCTTATCAACTTGGGAGTCCCAGAAGGTTGTGACAATCTCCACCATGTCTGGTGGTAAGATAGGGAATTCGACAACGTACACCGTTTATGAGCCTAATATGTCACGGAACGATTATTACAATCGAACCAATGGCGTTAGCTTAACGATTCCGTTGCCGTCCTTTCAGCTGTCACTGAACACGAAGAGAATTCTCGACGGGTTCGCCCTTACAAGACAGATTCTTCTGTCCGGTAAGTGAGGTACCTCTACGTTTTGTAGAAGCCTCTCCTCTATGTGCTCTTTTTCGAGCGAAGGAAAGTAAAAATGCCTCAGGTAACTGGTGCACTCACCATCAATGATGGAACCGCGACCCCGGTCGCCGTGTCGTACAGTCCGGAGCTTCTGAGCTCCACCCAGGCTGTCTTCGTGGATCGCCGTTTGGCGAGCCGCGACATGCAACCCTCCGTTGAAGTTGGCTTCTCTCGGCCAAGCGCGTCCCGAAACACCTTCAAGGTGTCTCGGATCGTTGCCTATCCGATTGTTCGTACAATCAACGGCGTCGACGTTATTTCGGATACAGCACGTGCAAACGTGACGTATACGATTCCAAAGTCGGCGACGGCGCAGGAGCGAAAGCACCTGCGTGCGCTCGTTGCCAACAGTGAGGATCTTACGATCCTCAAAGCTGGCCCCGAGGACCTCGATCCGCTGTATTGATATGAGTTTTACCCATATCTTTGCGGTGATCGGGGGAGCAACACTGGTGTGTCTCGTCTACGCAAGTGGACGCGGTTTCATCTGAGCTGCCAATTGAGATAATCTCGACCCAGTATCCCAGAAATGGGATCTGAATAGAGGTAGTCTCAACGATCAGAGTGTTGTAAATAGGATTAACCTTCTCGAAGGATTTTCATGTCAATGAAGATGAAGCCAACTTCTAGTGTTGTTGGCACCCGACAGGCGTTAGCCATGTTCGGGCGGGTGTTGGAGTCTATGGATACACCTGTTAGCTTAGGCTGTTATTTACAGCTCAAGTATGGTGAATACACGGACCTAGTTGATCGAAAGATCGATCCAACCCAGTATGCAACCGCTGCCGCGTTTCGCAAGGACTACCAAGCCGTAAAAGGCTTAAGTAAGGCAGTCTTCTTGGATACGTCTCACGATCGACGCAAGTCGGCTGTGGATAAATTCTGGGAAGCAGAGAAGGCGTGTGGAGTGACGAACGAACGCTTTGATAACCTAATGTACGGTAATGGCTTGAAAAAGCTGGAAGCCGAGGATCCCGAGATGTTGCAAATGCTCTTTCGAGCTCGCAATCTAATCGAAAAGATCCTTGGCCTTTACCCTAAGTTAGGCTCAATGCGTTTCGGCCCCGGCGTAACGTCCCTCGTGAAGAGGCACGTGACACTCCCTAAGAAGTACGCGACGTCTTTGCACGTCACGCCCGAGCTATATTCCTACTGGCGAGATATCGTTGGGACGTCATGGTGTAAAACCGTGACTAACATCGACATCGTTGGTGGGAATACTGTTTCGTTTGTCAGCAAAACCGCGAAAGTTGATCGCGCAATAGCCATTGAGCCACATGTAAATGTGTACGCTCAATTGGGTATCGGCGACGCTCTAAGAGAGCGCTTTCGTAAGTGGATCGATCTTGATACTGGTCAGGATTGGAACCGATATCTAGCCTCAGTAGCGCACTCGTGGCGCTTGTCAACCGTAGACTTATCGTCTGCGAGCGACACCATTGCGACTTCACTAATCTGGTTTTTGTTACCAGAGCAGTGGGTCACCCTTCTTGATCGCTGTCGTTCACATCGCTTCACCCTTGACGGGGTGGAGTATGTAAACAATAAGTTTTCAAGTATGGGAAATGGTTTTACCTTTGAGCTAGAGTCCATCATCTTCTACGCTATGGCAAGGGCTGCGGGATCTTCCCGCGAACTTACCGCGACGTATGGTGATGACATTATCTGTGAAGACCATTCGTTCAGTAACCTTAATCGGTTGCTGAACTTCTGTGGCTTCACAGTGAACGCTGACAAGTCGTTCTCGCAGAGCAACTTTTACGAAAGTTGCGGGCATGATTATTTCGAGGGGCAAAATGTGAGACCTTTCTTTTGGAAAAGTCTTAATAAGCCCACGATGATCTTTAAAATGATCAACGATATCTCGAGATTTGCACTGCTTCCCTGCGGGTCCCGTTCCAAAAAGTATCTTGGTGTCTTCTCCTTTGCAAAAAGTTTACTGCCTAATCAGCAGTGGGTGGATTGCCGTATTCCTTACGGATACGGGGATGTTGGCATTGAGAGCTCATGGGACGAGGCGGTTCCTTCTCTGCGTCGTATAGTTGACGACAAAGGGATACCGAACGGCTACGACGGCTTCAGAACCAAGGCTCTGAAGTTCCGTCCTCGTAGAGATTGCTATCGAACCGATGTCAGGGGGCTGCTTGCAGCTCTTGATACTGGTTCGGAGCAATCCTCGGCCCCCGTGAGGGGATCCGGATACTACGAGGTCGGCCGTCTCGACACTTTTGGGTGTTGGACGGGTCCGGGCCCTTGGATTAATTAAATAATCCAGGGTTGACCGCTCTTAAATGAGCAGGAGGAGATTGGTCATCTCATTTTTGGTTGAAG